ACCTATCAGAGCATATCATGATAAGTACGTCAAATTAGCCAGTAAGGATGTACCCGATTCTGATGGCTTCAATACTGAGTATACGCTGTATAGTACTTCCGACGGCGATTATTACTTCTGTATGTTCGGTGATAGCGATGTGTACGGTCCTGATCCTGATTATGCAGACTTTGAAACATGGTCTGAGGACGAAGCTTGGGAGTGGTATAACAGCTATGACGGCTTCGCAGACGATGATATTTATGGTGCGGTAGAGGAAGAACCATACGATGACGAGAACGCAGTTAGACCCCAACAGTATACATCTAAAGGTACTGCGATAAATTGGAAGTATGGTAGAGTCCCTGCTATATTCAGCAAGATTTCGTGGAAACCTGGCACTATAAATTTAGATTATGGTGGTGGAACACCTGAGTCCGATGCGTTAGCCCAAGAGTTTTTTAATAAACGCAACTTAGATGTACAAAATTTAGTATATGATAAGTTCAATCAGACCGCAGAACATAATCGAGAAGTTATAAAGATCGTGCGTAACAATGGTGGTGCAGACACAGCTACATTATCTAATGTATTGAATGTCATCAAGGAACCTGAAGTACGTTATGATATTCTGACACACATCAAGAGTTTGCTAAAGCCTAATGGTGTATTATACATCTATGGTTACGAAGGTGGTGCTAAAGATAAAGGTAAGGGTGGCAGAGAAACCGCTGCCGACCAATATCAGACATTTATGCCTACCAAGGATTATCTTGCCGAAATACATGAAGTGTTCCCTAATGCAACCATTAAAGGCGGCATGATTACAGCTATAAATGATAATAGTGCCGTCGATGCATCCATCAATTGTGAGGATTTAGTTGTTTTATAATCGAGGAGGATTTGTTTATGCCTACAATTGGAATATATAAAATAACTAATCTCATCAACGGAAAAGTATATATAGGACAGTCATCCAACATAGAACGGAGATTTAGAGAGCATAAAAGTAATAGCACAAGCGAACACTTACGGGCATCTATACAATTGTATGGCATAGATAATTTTGATTTCAGTATCTTAGAGATTACTGACATCGATGATTTAGATGATCGAGAACGATATTGGATACAATATTATTCGTCGAATGATCCTGAGCATGGTTACAACTCCACTGATGGTGGAGAATCACGAAGGGGTTGGCGCAGCAACCTGATTATGTATCCCCTACGCAGGACACCAAGGTTATACATAAAGGCGATAAAACATCCCGATGCCATATATCACAACTCGATGAGATGTTAGCAGATGGATGGGAAATGGGGATGTCTGAAGTTTCCAAACAAAAGGGCGCAGAAAATCGGACAGGTGAAAAGAATGGAGTTTACCACAAGGGTTATTTATTTGATGGAGATAAAAATCCTTTTTATGGTAAACACCATACTGAAGCAACCAAACAGAAAATCCGAGAACATATGCCCGATACCAGCCATGTATGGAAGGGCAGGCATCACTCTGAATCGTCTAAGCAGAAAATGCGAGGACCACGCCCATCGGTGGCAGGAGTGAATAATCCCAATTATGGTAAGCGAGGAGAGCTTAACCCCAACTATGGTAGATGTGCAATACATAAGGACGGCATTGAGAAGCGAATACCTAAAAATGAATTAGATAAATACCTATCGGATGGATGGGTGAAAGGAATGAACCCTGCCAGATTACCACAAATGGCTCAGATGGGAGCAATCAGTATGGCTAAACGGCTGTCTACTGATGAAGGGCGAAAGTCATGTGCCTCAAATGCAGGTAAGAAGCTAATTCATAAAGGTAAGCTGACTAAATTCGTACCAAGTGACGAGTTAGACACATACTTAACCGATGGGTGGTGCCTTGGTAACAAATAGTTTTCCGTAATTATACGCAAATTTAACATAATGTTCATAAATCACCTCCAATTCTGAGACAAATTGAGTCGTTAGTGTATTTGTACTCATATGTACAGGAAAGGAATTGATTATCATGAAGAAGTATAACACAAACAGAGAGACAGTCCGAAGTCCCCTCATGATAGGGGCAACAATCATCGTAACATCTATTCTGGTGGGATTAATGTTTTTCGCCGCACACCTCAGAATGGATACAAGCACAAAGGCGAGTGAGGAAGTGAGTGATGTATGTACAACAAGCTTGATGACATCTACGTCTTCGACATCAACAACATCCTCTACGACCACGACCACAAAGATCACGACAACTACTACGGTAACGACAACTACGAAGATGACAGAAACGACAACGAGCCAAATGACTGTTGTTGTGACTGAGCCTATTACGGAGTATGTTGAACCCGAGGTAGAACCTGAGCCTACTCCCGATCCAACACCCGAGCCGATACCGCAACCTGTGGGAGAGCCTGTGATGGCTACTGACTTGCCTATCACGGAGTATGAACGTGTATTACTGACCAATGTTGTTGCAAGCGAATACGGAAGTGATTGCCATGGCTATGGTGGACCACCTATAACTCTATATGAAAGAGCGTGTGTCGTTGCAGTAGTAATGAACCGTGTGTATAATAGTGGATTTCCTAATACAATAGAGGGAGTACTTACCGAGCCTCATCAATTTTCAGGATATTATGCCAGCAGTAGTTATTTTTCGTCCGTGACACAAAATTGTATAGATGCAGTATACTATTACTTTGCTCATGCAAGTGAGTTTCCATACTATCTATCTTTTTGGGGCGATGGAGCATACAATCACTTCAGTTAATAATTACATATCTCACGATTTTCAAACAATTTGAGTCGTTATAGAGTAGTGATGGGACAACACCTTCACTACTTTTTTGTTAGGAGATGGAAGTATGCAATACAACGAACAGCAATTACAGGCTATTAATTCAAATGCTAATAAGATAGTATGTATAGCCTCAGCAGGATCAGGAAAGACATCTGTATTATTATCACGCATTGACAGACTTGTATCCGAGGGTGTAGCGGCAGATAGCATATTAGTGCTTACGTTCACTAATGCGGCAGCGCAGGAGCTTACTGACCGCTACAAGAAAAATAACCCTGGATGTATAACTACGCCAAGGTTTAACACTTTTCACGCTTTCTGCTATGCTCTAATTGCAAATGACACAAATGTAAGATATGAATTAGGGTATACAGGAATACCGTCTATCGCTTCAGAAGATGATATACGTCGGATATGGACTTTAGTCAAGACGATTTATAACATAAAATTACCTGACAGTAAACTCAGAGGGGATAAGACTGCTCTCAGAAGTAATGACGAATTTCAGTACGATACGTTTTGGAAAGCATATCTGAAACAGCTATGTGCCGAAAGCTTGATCACATTTGATGTTTTATGCGATAAGGTATCAAAGTTATTCGTTAATCATCAGGCTTGTATAATGAGATATATTGAGCAATACAAGTATGTGAATGTCGATGAGATGCAAGACACAAGTCAGCTTCAAATGGACTTTGTAAATTCATTCACAAACTCCAATATATATGTATGCGGTGATCCACAGCAGATGCTGTATCGCTTCCGAGGTTGTACGAACGAAATAATCAAACAGTTAGCTGAAGATGAGAATTGGGAGTTAATTATGCTTCCATACAACTATCGATCTACAAAGCAGATAGTTGATTTCTCAAACACAATATTTGCAGAAAAATGGAAAGATGTACCTTACTACATAGCAGGTAGAACTGATAAAGACGGAGATCCTATACACATCCATAAAGCTATGCCATTAGAGCCGTCTAAGTTTATAGATGTCGTTGCTGATATGCAAGCCGATATGCGAGATGGTAAATCCGTAGCGATATTATGTAGAACTAATTCTGAGGTATCTGAGATACAGGCTAAATGTCATGCTCTGAATATTCCCACCCGTGGCAAAGCCGATAACTCAGAAGTTATAGGTATATTACGAAGCTCCATAGACAGCGAATACTGTGTTAAGTGGCTTGCAAGCTTACTTCCTAATGAAGAGTATGCTCGTTATCTCAGAATGGTTACGTTAGATGACAGCATCAATGATGAGCCTAAATTCATACAGACATTCGGATATAAATACAGTCGGTTACTCGTTAAGATATATCACTGTAGAACTCTGCTGTTTGAAAACAAACTCCCCGAGGAACTGATAACCGATGTAGCCAAGTATCTGCACATCCGATATATCCGTAAGGGAGATATAGAAAATCTATCAGACGGCATAAATACACTCATATCAAGTATAGAGCAGGCAGTATCCGATGGTATCTATATCGGTACAATACACTCGGTCAAGGGCTTAGAGTATGATGTAGTCCATGTTATAGACGTAGATAGCAGATCATTCGATACTACGAAAAATGAAGATGAAATGGCTTGCTTCTATGTTGCTTGCACAAGAGCCAAGGAGCGTTTACATTTATGGTTCGGTAGTGAAGCTGACTTTTGACGTTTCATACAATATCTCTACTAAATGTTTGTGCATAATGCCAATTGACAATATAATGACGGTAGTATATAATAGGTTATAGAAAACAACATACTACCGTCACACGATGAGGGCAGTATGTAGAACGGAGGCGGTCTTATGAAAATCCCAAAAGAAGCATTGGAAGCATACCCAAATACTATATGGCGGCAAATGACCAACACAAAATATATTGTCAATAACGAAGGTGTTGTGATCGTGCCATTAAAAACCAGGAGACCATATAAGGTGTCAAACCTCACACATCATGTAGATTACAATGACCCTATTTATAACGTATGGGAGAATGGAATAGCATACCATTACACCAAAAAACGAATATTATTGAGGGTCTATGGTACGACGGAATTAGATTTATCTGCTGTGAATATTCGTCCATATGAATTATTTGTAGACATCAAAAATACAGACGGTGTGCTTATGGTGTCCAACTATAGGCGAATAATAACGCTTGCGCATGACAAGGTAGAATTGGTGTCCGCTACCTATGTAAAGGGTGGTGTGGAATATTATGACTTGTACAAAAATAATGAAATACAAACACGCAGTATAGATGACATTATAGCTGAGGCTTTTGCGGATAACCCGAAAGCTTTATATTGGGGGGATGCAACGAAAGCCTATCGTGAATCCTATATTGCAAAAAAAGGTCGAGCGATACGATGCCGTGAGACTGGGGAAGTGTTTGTATCCATATCAAGTGCTGCACGGCGATATGGTGTGAGCGCTAATGCGATCTATGAGCACACAGACAGAAACAAACCGTTCAAAAACAAAGGTGCATTCAGGTATACCTTTGAGTCGATTTTAGGCACCCCATGGGACCCATCATACATAAATAGCTTAGGCATCAAACTCAAGGTGTTACGAAAGGGCGAGAATAAAACACAAATCGATATTGCTGAAGCAATAGGAATAAATCCAGATGCGATAGGAAAATACGAACGTGGAGAATCAAAGCCAAACATGAATACTCTTGAAGCTATAGCTGATTACTTTAATGTCTCCATAGATTATTTATTAGGCATTGCAGATGCCGCCAAATAAAACACTGAGGAATATAATGCCTATGAGTATAGTGAAGATGATGAATATAATAAAACAGTCAAGGAGGATAAACATATGAATATCAAAAGAGGAGAAATCTATTATGTAAACAAAATGCCTGTTGTAGGTGCAGAGCATGAAGCAGGCAGACCTGCGGTTGTAGTGTCTACAGATAGACATAATGCCAAAAGCGGAACCATCGAGGTAGTGTATTTGACAACGAGATCAAAGGGTATGATGCCTGAGCATATATTCTGTAGTGCGACAGGTACAGACTCCACAATCCTCTGTGAGCAGATAACCACAGTATCAGTGGATAGATTGAGTGATTACATCACCACACTCACCGAAGAAGAAATGCTCGATGTAGAAGCAGGTTTACTTCACTCTCTCGGAATGGAGAGCTATATACCTAATGAGCATGAGGAGGATGAGCCTGATGATGAACCGTCCGAAGCCCCTGTATTCAGTGCTGATGTGCATCGAATAATTATGGAAAGAGACTTCTATAAGCAGATGTACGAAAGCTTACTTGAAAAAGTAATAAAGTGATAGGAGTGATATATATGAGGATATCTGTAGTGACAATAACAGGTATGCATAAGATACATACCACAAAGACATATACCATGCAGGATATAAATTATCTGTTTGGTAAGAACGGAGCAGGTAAATCCACGGTAATGCAGGCTATACAGCTTGCATTACTTGGGTACATCCCTGGTACAGACAAGAACAAGTCAGCTATATTCAGACACGCATCGGCAGATACCATGTCGGTATATGTGCTTTTTGATAACAATATGTCTGTATATCGCAAGTATGAAAAGACAAGCAAGGATATAAAGGTCTCAGTACAGACAATGCCTGATGGTGTAGACATGGCTTCTATTATAGCAGAGCTTGAACTTCCGATTTTCAACTTCAATGAGTTCGCTGCAATGACGGCGAACAAGCTGAAAGATTGGTTCATCGGTTTTTTGCCCGATGCGGACAGTGATATAAACATAGAGGATGAGCTTCGTGCATCTGCACCATTTGTGGATACTGTTGATGATACTCTGATACCTCAGATCCATTATGAGTATGATGAATTTAGCGGCTCTGTGCTTGACAAAATGCGTAAGCTTAATGAGCTGTGCAAAGCTAATATAAGTAAGTATAAGGCTGAGGCTACAAGACTTACAGATACTATGCAGAGCTTAGTGCATTATGATAACTGCCCTATGGTGAGTACTGCTACAATCAATCAGCAGATAATCGAAGCCGATGTTAAGCTTCAGGATGTAAGGGCTGATTTGGCAAAGTACAATATGGTTTCCCGTATCCGTGAACAGCTCGAAAGCCTTAGAGATAGGACAGGGTGTACGAACGAAGTCATGTTCAAGAACGCAATCGAGGAGGCTGAAGCAAAGGCTTCTGAGTATAAGAGCAAGATAACCGAGGTGGTAGCGGAAGCTACCGAATTACATAAGCGTATGGCTCAGTATGAGACTGCAATAGCACAGTATGAGACCATAATACATGGACATGGCAAATGCCCGTATACAAAAACAGAGTGTAATTCCATATCTGAGATAATGAATGATACAATGGCAAAGCATAAGGAAGCCACAGATGAATTACACGCCCTCAGCAATCGATATACTATGTGCAACTCATCTCGATCGCAGCTTGAAAAGGAGTATGCGGATACTTATGAATTTGCGCAGAAGCTGAAAGCCGAATTGGATACATTCCTAATGCTCTCAGCAACTGATACCTCCGCTTCCTATGATATAGATGAATTACTGAGCAAGGAGCAGGCGTTAATTGCTGAAATAAGCAAGCTCCGAGAAGATATTACTCATATTGAGGCTAACAATAAATATGATGAACTGAAGTCAACGATTACAAATGATCTGATGAAAGCTAATCAGCTTCTTGATATATATAAGCTATGGGATAAACTCACAGGCGTAAACGGACTTCAGTCCACCATAATGATGAAGCCTTTTCTCAAATTCAGTGAGAGTATAACTAAGTATCTCACAAAGTTTTTCGCTGATGCATCTATACAGGCTCATTTTCATGTGGGTGAAAAGGCAAATAGCTTCAGCTTCGGGATAATGCGCAACGGGGCATACATAGAGTTTGATATGCTGTCAAGCGGCGAAAAGTGTCTGTATACTCTCGCTATGCTTATAGCAATAACAGAGAACTCGGCATCCGATTTAAAACTCATATTGATTGATGACCTATTAGATCATCTTGACGATACAAATATACAGACTTGCTTTGCAACCTTAAATAACATAAAGGATATACAGGTCATCTTGGCAGGCGTACAGCCTTGCAGCATAGATGATATGGTTATTCATGTTACATGAAAGGATGTATAGGTCTTATGGTACAAAAACGATTACCCGATAATATGATACACGCAGGAGAATTGTATCCTGTGACGGTGCTTGCTACAACAGCTAAAGGCATCATCGTACACTTGGATAATACTGAGTATACCGCATTCATACATATATCTAAAATAGCTAAAGGCTTCGTAAACGATGTGAACGATTATGTATCCCAAGGGGATAAGTTTGATGCGTTAGGAACCAATAGGGGTGATAAGCCTGAATTGATCTTGTCGCATTTAGACTTGAAGCCTAAAACGGGATCAGCTCCCGTATCTGAGAAATATACACCATCACAGCATATCCCGAAATCCTTAGATGATATGATAGCAGATGCTAACAAGTCTTATAAGGATAAGTTCGGCTCAAAAGAGGCTAAACAGCGTTCTCGCAGGAGATGCTATAAAAATCATAATGATTTTGAATAAGTATCTCACGATTTTCAAACATTTTGAGTCGTTATATATAATGAAAGCAGTAGACATTATCTTTCACACCTTTTCTTTTCCCATCAGCGGTGGACATCCTCTGCCGCTGATGAATATGGTAGTCAGGAGCTAATGACTTGTGACTATCACCTAACGGTGGCATCTCCGTCTGATATCAGCAGTGAAAAAACGATGTCCGAAGTGGTCTCACGCAAGCAGACTGGGCTTTCCTTGTGTAACCCCGACCCTGATATAAAAGCGAAACACAGGATCTGTAGAGTGTGCTATAGTAAACCTCTACACGATAGGCAGATCAAGGTAAACTCCTTGTGAAGCCCTCCAAATTCTTCCATTTTGATATATGGGATGTAAGTGCGTGGCATCCCATATACACCCAATGAGTGCAATGATCTCAAAGGGTGTACCAAAGCAATGATGCGGATGCTGTACACTCGGTCAACTCTGGGTTTTGTCCACTTTCATACAGAGATGTGTACAGCTCCCGTACATTGCAGAAACTATTGATTAGGGTATAGCCAAGAGGCAAGGCAAGGGATTTTGACTCCCTCATCGTAGGTTCGATCCCTACTACCCTAACCAGGGGGTTAATCCCCTCATCAATGTATACCATAGATACAAACAACTATGGCTCACACTGAGATGAAGGTTGAACCAATAATGGCGTGGTCGCTTCTTTAGAGATGACATGGCTCAGAAGTCCTTTGCTTCAGCATAAAAGACCTTAACTAAATGAGAATTGTATATTGGCGCATTGGGGTTGTGATGATAATAAATGAGGGAAAACATCACACAGTTTGTATCAAATAATATGCTCCTGTGGTGGAATTGGCATACGCAAGGGACTTAAAATCCCTCGGGTGAAACCCATATCGGTTCGAGTCCGATTAGGAGCATTCAAAGTGATTATGACGTTATACAATCGCAAGGAAGCTTTGTATGTGATTGAAGCTTAGAGTGAAGGTGGTTTGACTCCACCCCGAGCGTAACAGATGGTCACAAATAACTCATATGTCTAACATATTGGTTCAAGTCCAATTGTAGGCACCAGCCCTAAGATGTAAAGGGCAGTCGCTACAGGTGAAATGATATATCCTGTAGGCATCATGGTTACATGGTGTAATGATAATTATACGACGGCGAGATCACCTGCGTGAGCCTACACATGAACAAGTTACAGCTTGGGTGTTATAGTTGATAATGTGGATCACTGTAATGATTTCACAACAATCGCATAACTGCGTTGATGCCACCCCCGAGGTGTGGATGTGGAAAGAGCCTTTGACTTATAGATAAGGTGTTCTGTTGGCGATGTAGACCAATCAATGATGTCTAAGCAATCGAGTAGGAGCAATAGGCATCAACGCAGGGACTGCCTTTGTATAATATGCCTCTGTGTTGGAATTGGCAGACAAGGTAGACTCAAAATCTACTATCAGAAATGATGTGCAGGTTCGACCCCTGTCAGAGGCACCACCAACAAAGTTTGCCATTGTTGGACTTCCTTAACATTGCAGGCATCTGATGACACCCTCGGATGCCTGCCCCCTTCTATGACAACTACATTTCCATTTGGACCATCTCCTTATTAGAAAACAGCCTGCGCTCACACCGTAGGCTGTTTTTCTTGCAAAAAGAATAGGCACCCTATAATAGGATGCCCTTGATATTAGATATTGTTGTCCGCATCGATCTGATTGTCTATAGCTCGTTTGAAGAATTGATTGATGCTTTCGCCTTGCTTCTCGGCATGAGCTACAATGTTAGCCTTTTCTCCCTTTGGCACTCTAAATTCCATACGGTCATACGCTTTCTTATTGTAGTTATACCTGGACTTCTTGATGCTTTGCTTCCTGTGTATCTCACTACAGTGATCACAGTACTTCTGTGCAGGCGATGTACGCAGAAACTCAGTATTGCAATCGGGGCAGACAACAGGAGTACCTACTCCCTTCTCGGTCACATACCCATATCGGATTTTGCGGCAATTTTCGCAGTAAAGTGTGACATCATTACCCATGAATTTTTCGCCACAACCCTTACAATCCTTCTCATATAGACTCATTATATCACTCCTTCCGAGGAATAGTACCTCTATAATATTATAACACAATCATATACTGCCGTCAATATACAATATACACAAAAGCATTAGTTGTACTTTATTAATTTTTCTGTATTGACAATATACTACCGCCATGATATAATAGTATCGAAAGGAGATGTTATACATGGAGTATGTTTGTAAAGATTGCAAATCTTGTTTCTCTACAAAGCAAGCAAAGCAACCATATTGTTGTCCGATGTGTGCATCCTTAAATATTGCACCTAAGTCCAAAGCAAGAAGCACAGCTATGAGGTTGATTGATGAATGTAACGAATTGACCAAACAGATAGATGCACTTATGAGTCAGTATACCAAACTATATTGTGAACGAGAGACCAAGCTTGTTACATTGAGGGTGTACAAAGGTCGAGGCATTGTATCGGATACGGAAATGCCACATATAAAAAGACTGAATTTACAGGCACATCTTAGCGAGTACAGAAAAACTCATAAAAACTAAAGGGGGAAGTCATTATGGCTAATATGACAAATAAACGACCTATAGGAAGAAATAATACCGAGAATGTTAATGACAAGCTCAATCATTATACATTCTTGAATGAACAATTAAAGGAGCGAGTGTACTTCTCACCCAAGAAAGAACTGACAGACTATGAAAAGAAACTGACAGTCAATGAGGTAAGATGTATAGACTTCGCATTCAAAATGTACACCCTGAGTACTATCGCTGTAGACATCATCATGTATCTCCATACACATGGGGGTGTTATAAATGGAGGCTACTCGGATCTGACCGTAGCATTAGGTCGCACAACAGGTCATAATGGTCAGGTTCCGAATATCAGGCATATGTGTTTGAAGTTAGCTGCTACCGACATATTGTACATTGATCATGCCGAGAGCAAACAGAAAGTGAATGCTATCAGACTAAACCCACATTGGACTACGTTGATATGACATGAAGCACCGTTGTATATGCAGTACAACGGTGTATTTTGTTAATACAAAAATATTTCTCAAAACCTATTGACAAATTGCCTATATCAGTGTATACTGATATTAAGGAAGAACAACAACCGCAAACTTTACGGAGGTGTTAATATGACTACATTCGAGTTCTTTAAGCAGAAATACGATGACAAGCATGATTACCTTGTGAAGTGTATCAACCCCGAAGTTCCTGTTGACAGCTTTAAGTTCGTACAGATAGCATGGCGCAACGTATGGGGCGGCACTACACAGGTAGATCCCTACTTCAATATAATTGGGGTCGATGATACATCGAAGATGTTTGAGCTTGGATACTTGAAGAAATGGGACGATAATTCTTGGTATGCAAGGCAAGCTGGAACAAGCAGACACATAGCGCTTACAGCAAAAGGGCTGAAAGCATTCTATAAGCAGATGTTTTAAGTTGGAGGTGTTAAGTATGATGTACGGAACAGAGTTAATTCAGAAGCTGGAAGCTGAGATCACGACATTACAGGCAACGCTTGACAGAAGGGCAGAGCGTATAGCCAATTGGGAGACCGATGAAGATGATTGCTTCATATCTGAAAGATGTGAGAGCAGAACTATCGCAACCAATCGCAACAAGATTTCTCTCATCAAGGATGGCGGCTGTGCATGGTTTACTGAGTATGCTACTCTTGATGGTAAGCTTGTAAATGCACATTGGTGCGATACTAAGTTCGGATATTCTCTCAGAGCTGAGATGCCTGACGGATCAGTTGTATGGACTACCGCAAGTACAGCTAAAGGACTTGCAAAGCGTGGTCTGAAGAAGGTTGAATGTAAGCGCCCTGCTTGGTTCAAGTTTAGCTCACCCTACAGTGGTATGATGGGTGTATATAGCGGTG